AGGTTGACAATTTAAAGACCAAGATCAACAGTCTCAATGAGACTGGTGGTAAGGGTACCAACAATCTGACCAACGAGTTCGCTCGTTTTGGCCAGACGGTGCAGCGTTATACGAGCGGTCCTATCAAGGCGATGGACGCGGCTGCGGCTGGTCTTGCCAAGACCTTGATGGGCGCTGGTGGTTTGGCGCTTAGCTTCGCTGGCGTTGCCAAGGCGCTTGATAGTTTTGCTGTCGGTGAACTGCGTATTAAAAACTTTGCCACGAATACTGGCTTCACCGTTGATAGTGTCAAGAATCTGCGGGTGCAATTATCTGCTGCCGGTGTTGATGCTGGTGAAGCTGCCAGCGGTATCGGCAGCATCGGTGCCAAGTTGCAGGAAGTCTTGGCGCTGCAGGAAACTTCTTCATTCTATAGATCATTGCAGGCCAGCAGTCCGGTTCTTGCTGAGCAGGTTCGTCAGCTCGTGAATATGGGCAGACAGCAAGAGGCGATGAATAAATTACAGGAGGCCTACAATAACGGCGGTGAACGCTTCAAGGCTTGGCTGCCAACTGTTACTGGTTATTCCAAGGCTGCATTTGAGGCTGGCATTGTCGGGATGAAAGGTTTGATTGAGCCGTGGAAATTCAACACGGATCAAGCCAAAGAATATCACAAGACGATGACCAATCTTGACACCATCGTTTCTGGCACTTGGACGCACATGGCCTTCACGATGATTGAAGGTGTCAATACCATGGTTGGGCCGGATGGCCTATTCAAGTTAAATGATAAAGCGAAAGCTTTTGCTGAGGGGTTCAAGAATTTTTTCAATACCTATGTCATGCCGACGTTGTCAACAACGAGCCAAGAATTTTGGGCGATTTCTAGTGCTGTTGATTCGATTGATAAATTCTTGTCCAAGTGGATTGGCAAGGGAGGAGGCAAGGAAGGAGACAAGTCAGTTACTACAGGCACCATAGTCGGGAAAATTATTGAAAGATCCAAAGAGCAGATTCCCGGAAGCATGGAGGGTGGCACAGGTATTGGTAAAATTTGGGATTGGCTTTCGAAACAATTAAGCACTGAGGCGCACGCCGGAGAATATGAATCTGGATCAACTTTGCTGGAGCAAAAGGATTCCGAGGAAACGGAAAAAGATTCAAACAAGTCATTGCGTGATATGCGCGATGTGTTGATGAAGTGGGATCAATCTGAAAACACTGGCACTCTCGGTGGTCGCGCAGGTGGTGGAGGCTTTGCCGGTACTGATGTGCCGGGAGGGCGTACAAGCGCTGCTGTAGGCGGGGCGCAAGGGCCGATGGGACGTAGCGGGCCAAGCCTAGCTCCCGGCACAAGCAGCGCGAGTGGACCGGAAACTACCGCTGATCTCGGTGAAGGCAAGGAAGGCAGCGAGTATCTGGCGGCGCGCCGCGCGCCAATGAAGCAACAGATCGAAAACGATCCAGCTTTAAAGAGACAAGTTGCGGCGCTGATGACGATGGAGCATGAAAGTGATCCAGCAGCCGTCTATGAAAGTCTGGCCAACCGTATGGACTATGTCAATACGGAGCGCGCCAAGCGTGGGCAAGAGCCGCTGTCATTGAAGCAGATGGTGTTCGGCACCGGCAAGGGCAGTTTCTATGGGCCGGTCAGGAGGGGGTTGCTGGGCGCACGAATGGCGCAGATGAGTCCTGAGCGTTTTCAAGCAATGTATAATGCGATGGCCTTCGTCCATGGCGGCAGCAATCTACTGGAAGGCGCGACGGACCAAGGCAGTGCCAATGACCCCAATGCGCAGCACCAAGGCGGACGCAAGGTGCGCTTCGGTGAAGTGTACAATGATTTTGGCGGCGGTCCGGGCGGGCACGCAGCAGCAGCGCGTTTTCGTGAAATGATACAGAAAGGATTCCGTGAAGGAGTGAAGAGCGGCATCTGGACTGCCGGTACGAAAGCTATACCGCACGCGGCATTGTCACGTGACGCGATTGATAGTTCATTGCGGGTTGGTCCAAATGATCGTTACGGTACTGCCACCGTGGACATTGATTTTAGCGGCATGGATAAAGCCAAGAGAGAAAAGAACAGGATTGATCAAGCTTTTCTTGATGTGAAGATCCATCGTTCACCGCAGGCACCGATGGCTGGTGGCGGAGTGACTGCATTCAATACTTATGCTTTTGAATGAGCCATGGTAAAGGCATCAGAGCTTGCAGTCCTGACGGTGAAAGGGACCGACTTCCAAGATTGGGAAAGTGTTTCTGTCAAGCATCAATTGCGTGAGATGCCTGCCTATTCCTGTCGGTTCACGTGCAGCGAAGGTTCACCGCTGAGCAAGCATCTGGTCAAGTTGCAGATCATGCCGGGTGATCCATGCACTGTTACGCTGGCTGGACAGCTCGCTTTTACCGGCAAGGTTACGACGCGGCAAGTGTTTGCGGATGCGCGTCGCCATCACATAGAAATACAGTGTGCCAATAATCTACAGATGGCGATTTCAAGTGTGATTTCCAAGACAGGTGAATGGAAGAATAAGGAGCCTGAGCAGATCATTCGCGACGTGCTCAAGCCGTTGAAAATCAATTTGAAAATTGAAGGCGGTGCGCTGCCAAAGTTCAAGATACCGCGTTATTCCGCGACTCCAGGCGAATCGGTACATGATTTCATCGACGTACTGACACGACATTTAGGCGTCAAGAACAGTCCGGTTGGCATTTCTCATACGTCAGATCCGCAGGGCAATTTCGTAATTTTGACCGGGGCCGTGGGCGGCAGTGACAGCCTTATTGAAGGGCAAAACATGATGGAGGGGCGCGAAGTAATTTATGATCCTCTGCAAGCTGGCGGTGTGCCTAGCCCAAATCAAGGTCCCGGCAATGATCAGCAGCATGGTACCAAGGTTGCGAGTGAACCATTCAAGGCTGAACCATTTGAAACTTACGGACAGAAATATCCACCCAGCGTCGTCGTCCCTGAGATACCATACTTCCATAAGGACTTGCTTGAAGGGCGCGTGATGGGTGAAAGTGGCTGGCTGAAGGAGTCCTATGTCACAGTTTACGGGACCGTCTACGGCTGGCTGAAGCCTTCTGGTGGATTGTGGAATAGAGGGCAATGGGTGACGGTGCAGTCACCGATGCTTGTAATGAACGGAATTCCTCTGATACTCAAGAGCGCTACGTTCAGTCAAGACAACAGCACTGGTACGCGCACCGTGCTTGAACTTGTCAATACCAAAGCTTTAGGCGAAGGCACACCGAGGCCGAATCAATGACGATACGCACTACACTTGCCAATGCTGCACGGCAGGCGCGCATGGGAACTGCCCGCGCGACTATACGTGAATTCAGCGATGACCATTTGATGCAGGAAGTCAAGAAGGCGGACGTCTATCATAGTGAAACGCCCAGCGACTTTGAGCGCTGGCAGATGGTCGGGATGACTTCATTCCCAATCAAGCAGCAGGAAGACCCTAACCAGAAGAAATCTTCCAAGCCGTCCAATCCAACTGAAGACGGTGATTGGAATCATGATCAGCCAAAAGGACCGGCGGCTGAAGCATTGATGATATATGTGGGCGGATCGCGATCGCATCCGATAGCGCTGGTTGATGACAGGCGTGTGCGCCCTTATGACATGAGCGAAGGTGAGGGCGCTAATTATGCGCCTGATGGTTCTGAGCAGATGGTGCTGTTTAAAGAGAATGGTACTTACGTTGTGTCGCTTGACGGCAAGTCTGTAAAAGATCCAAAGAGCGACAAGACCCGTTTCGCCAGTCTGCGTCACGTCAACAAGAAAATGCAGACGCACAAGATTGAAAAGAAACAAGATGGTCAGTCCGGTGGTGGCGCTGCTGGAGTGCAGGCGCTGGAGGGCGAAGGCAGCGGTGGAGGCACCGGGCAGCAGGAAAAATACAAGCATGAAGGCGACAGCGTCAACACCGAAGTGCGCTGTACGAAAGACCGGATAGAATTTCGTGCAGGCGACAACGTAGTTGGCTACTATGAGGCGTCATCGGAGACTTGGTTTCTCAAGGGCAAGATTGCGACGATGGAATTTTCCGATCACATTGAAAGCAAGGCACCGAAGGTCAATGTTGATGTCAGCGACCGCTTCCAGACCTATGGCGGTGGCAAGACTTTCCTTGGGCTAGATAATAAGGATGAAGACATTGATACCAAGGTCGTGACCGAGGGCGGTCCTGCGAAAAAGACATTTGCAAAGATCGGCAGTTAAATGGTGTTTACTCCTTGGCATACGGCGCATGGTGAAGCAGCACCATCGTTCTTGACGGTCGCTGACATCGTGCCGTTGTCGCCTGCCGACAACAGCGTGGACACAAATGATGTGATAATCGAAGGCGCTGGCACGATTACTTCATTCGGTGACAGCCCGCACAAGGTCATCAAGCGCGTTAAGTTCGTGCCGCTGGTGTTGCGGGCACCGGGAGGTAGTGGAGCGTCGATTACGCTGATCAATTCAGTGATACTTAATTTGCTTGGAAGGAAAGATCGCACCATCAGCGATGTGTCCTACGGCATGTATCTGTGTGATGGCAGTGACCACTGGAGCGAAGTATATTTTGCGCAACAGGGATCGGCGCTGGTCAGTGAACTTGAGGAGCGGGTGGCGGTTTTGGAGGCAAAGCTGAAGTAATGGCGACGATTCAAGAAATCTCCCCTGCGCCTTGGCGCAAGCGATTAGTACCAGCATCGTTTGCTGGTGTGCAATATCATGTTGAGCAGCAGGCGCGCAGTGGTGGACGACGCGTGGTGTTGCACGAATATCCAAAGCGAGATATTCCATACGCTGAGGATATGGGGCGTGCGGCGACGCGTTATCAGATCACTGGTTATCTCATAGGCCCTGACTATCACACGCGTAAACGTGCATTGATGAATGCACTTGATTCGCCTGAAGGGGCAACGCTGATGGACCCTTATTTGGCGGAGCCGAAAAAGTGCTTGTGTGAACGCTATAACGTGACGGAGACACGGGAGCGTGGCGGCTATTGCACATTTGAAATGACTTTTGTGGAAGTAGGCAATCCCGGAAATACTCCTGCACAGACTAATAGTGCCGTCAATGTTGGTGATCAGGCACAGACTGCCGGGGCGGATGCCGCGCAGACTGCCAATGATCAGGCCGCTATGATAGATCAAGGTGCAACACCGTGAAAAAATCTGAACGCGCAGAGGCCCTTGCAATTTCTACCAGATTGATGGCTGAGCTTGTCAGCTTTTCTATTGCCTCTGTCGGTGATGAAGGTGCCAATCTTCGTTCCGCCATAGGAAAGTTTCTGAGCAATTTCCATCAGCTCATTGTTGATCATGTAGTCGGGACGGCCTTGTTCGCGTGTTTTGAGCAGGCGCGCATGGCAGGTGCAACTGTTAAGTCAATGAACAATGTGCGCAGCGCAATGTTCAAGGAAACGCCTGCCTTCCCACTTGGGCTGGCCATCGTGAACGCGGCTGTCATTTTTTCCTTTGTTGAGCAATCACAGATCATTGCCAAGATTGAATTTAAGAGTCGTAATGAAGCATCTGCGCTTATGGATGAAGTAGCAGCGATCATTGAAGAAATAAAAATGAACAAGGCTGATTCATTTGTATCTAGAGATTACCAAAATTTTGTAGGGTTGGCGGCTCTCTTGATTCAGCATATGTCAGCCACCGAGCGTCAGTTGCCGAGAATTGTCAATTATAATTTTGCGGCTAATTTGCCTGCTTTATATTTGTCCAATCGCATCTACTGCGTTGGATCAAGGAGTGATGAATTGATTGAGGAGAATAGGACGGTACACCCGGCTTTCATGCAGCGCAATGTCGTAGCCTTGAGCTCGTAAATGTCAGACGTTCGCATTATCAATGTAACCAATCTGGAAGGCATCTGGGCAGACTGGCTGTTGAAGCCGGATGCTACGCTTGATGAGACTGAGGAATTGGTCAACATTGTCAAGATGGCTTTGCTGACTTATGCGCTTGCGGACGTTGATGACATTTTGCCAAACCCAGACAGCACCGATCGTTGCGGCTGGTGGGGAGACTTTGAAGCAGAAACGATCTGGGACGGCTGGCCGATTGGCGCAAAGCTCTGGCTGCTGAAACGCAGCAAGATCACACCGGCAGAAGCAAAGGAAGGTTCAACACTGGCGCGAGCTGAGCAATATTGTCGAGTCGCTCTGCAGCCATTGATTGAGCGTCGTATCTGTACGCGAATTGATATAGAAGTAACGAGAGCCAGTATTGAACGCATCCATGTTCTGGTAACTATTTATCGTGGTGAAGAACGCAAGATTGAACTTCGTTTCCAGAATCTGTGGGACGAAATAACAGTTAGAGGGGATTAGACCTTGCCTTGGTCAACACCAACGCTGCGCACAGTTCGCGAAATGGTTCGCGGTGAAGTCACCACGAGTCTTGGTCGTGCTTCGTTTGTCGGCAACAGCGTGCTACGCGTCATGGCGGATGCCATGGCTGCAGTTTGTCACTTGACATTGCGCTATCTGGATTGGCTGTCGCTGCAGTTCTTGCCGGATACCGCTGAGCATGAATGGCTTGATCGTCACGGAGACATCTGGCTTGTCAATGCTGACGGCAGCACCGGACGCAAGGTTGCGACTTTTGCTTCCGGTAGTATTACAATATTTGGTGATCAGGGAGCAATCATTCCGGCTGGCACGCGATTGACCGGCAGCGATGACTGGCCATATGAAACCACTCAGCAGGTCTTTGCAAATGGTGACATTGGCGTGACGGCCATGGTGCGAGCATTGAATCCCGGTGCCGGAGGCAACAAGGCCCTCGGTGATGTTTTGTCAATGGAAACTGTCATTATTGGCGTCACCAGTGAAGCACCTGTCATTGACATTGATGGCGGTGTCAATGATGAAACTGACGAGCAATTGCGTGAACGTGTGCTGCGTAGAATTCAGCAACCGCCGATGGGTGGCGCGGCATATGACTATGAGGCGTGGGCGCTGGCCGTGCCGGGAGTAACTCGGGCGTGGGCTGCGAGTGAAATGGGTATCGGCACTGTGACGGTGCGCTTCATGATGGATGATATGCGCGCCGACAATGACGGCATTCCTACTCAGGAAGACATTGATGCCGTGGAAATTTACATCAACGGCAAACGTCCGGTCGCGGTGAAAGATACTTTCGTGGTAGCGCCCGTCAAGCAGGAAATAACCTGCATCATTGACCAACTCGTCCCGGATACCGAGAGCGTGCGGGCTGAGATTGAGCAAAGCCTTAATTTGATGTTGCGCAATCTTGCTGCCCCCGGTCAAACGATTTTTGCGGCATGGAAAAGCTACGCCATCATGAATACAACGAGCGTCGTTTCCTTTCATCTGGCAAACAATGAAGATGACGTGATGCAATCTGTTGGTCATATAGGGATTTTGGGAAGCGTTATCTATGACTGACTACGACAAGCACGTCCGTCGCAAGGGCAAGGACTACGTCGAGGCGGTGCTTGCCCTGCTGCCGCAGGGTGAGGCGTGGCCACGCTTTCCGCAAAGCACGCTGGTCCGCACGCTTACCGGTCTGTGCGAATATTGGGGTTTCGTTGACGGGCGTGCTGCTGATCTTCTCGAGATAGAAACTGATCCGCGCAAGTCAACTGAGATGTTTGCGGATTGGGAGCGCAATTGGGGTCTGCCTGATCCTTGCTTCTTCGGCACGCAGCAATCCTTGGCGGATCGTCGTCGTATCCTGATGCTGAAGATGACGTTGCTTGGTGGCCAGAGCCGTGAATTCTTCGTCAAGATTATGTCGTGGCTCGGTTACGAAATTCAGATCAAGGAATATGCTCCTTATATGTGCGGCGTGTCCAAGGTCGGCGATACTTCGTATGACGAGGCAATTTCTGGTGGCGTACCCGGCAACATGCGCTGGTATCTTGGACCGCCAGAAATGAGATTCTACTGGTCCATTGGAGTCGGTCAAGTTAAGTTGACTTGGTTCAGGACAGGGCCGATTGGCGGTGAGTCTGGTGTTGACCCCCATCTCATTATTGGCATGGCTGGGGAAGTGCCTTGTCTGCTGGAGCGTATCAAGCCAGCACATACACAGATCGTTTTTGACTATTCTAGCCTGCAGCTTGGCGGGTCAATGGCAGGTACACCATAAGGGGAATTAGATGCGATATCATCAACCGTACGGCGTTCAAGATGTCGATGCTCCATACATCAATGGCGACCCAAGCCTAGGTCGGCAAGGTTCGATCATCCCGGCGGAAGCAGTCGAGTATCCGCAGCGCGAAATTGTCGCTGCCATCGAAGCTGCGAAGCTGACGCCGGATGATGCCAGTCTTGCGCAGCTCCTGTACGCGATGCGTAGTCAACGAATGAATTATGCGCTGGCGGTCAACAGCGCGCCAAATGCCGTTGCCGTAGAATTCGACCCGCCGATTGCAAACACCATGACGCCGGGAATGCCGCTGCGCATCAAGGGCGCTGTGAACAATACGGGGGCGACGACGCTGGTAGTGGACGGCGACAGTCATGCGCTGCGTTACGCGAGCGGTGCAGAATTGCTGGCTGATGACATCAAGGCTGGCGTGATCTTTGAAGCGATCTGGAATGACGCCGGTTATTGGGAGTTCAACCCGTACGCGAGCGGTGCCGCTGGTGGCGGCAGCACGACCAACACGTTTGTCAATATTCCATACGTCAACGATACCGGTACGCCTAATTCTCTTGTCGCAAATTTCGTCCCGGCGATCACGGCGCTGGTCGCGGGCACTACCATTGAAGTGAGACTTGCCAATGACATCACCGGGGCTTCGCAGATCAAGGTAAACGCACTTGCTCCGGTGCCGATAGTGCGCGGCAACGGTGCGCCATTGCAGAGCGGAGATGCTGCGACCGGGCAGATCATGTTGCTGATCTATTCCGCCGCGCAAGGTGCGTTCCAGTTCTTCGGTCTGATACCGAAGCCTGCCTCGGGTCTGGGTCCGGTCGGCAGCATCATTCTGACGGCTGGCAATGCGGCGTTTCCAGGCACTTTGAAACTGAACGGGGCGATCCTGCCGCGCACGGCGCATCCGCAGCTTTATGCGTTCGCTGCTGCGTCCGGTCGTATCGCGGCTGATTCTGATTGGACAAACCCGGCCAACCGGTATTGGACAAGTTTCTCGTATGGTGACGGCTCAACAACTTTCCGGTTGCCGGATTTTCGCGGCGAGTTCATGCGGTTTTGGGATGATGCGCGCGGCGTCGATCCGGGGCGTCAATTGTATCAGCAGCAGAACTCGCAGACCGGTGAAATCGTCGGGGCCGGTTCGATGGCCGTTTCCAACATCATTTGGGACCCAAGCAAAGCCCCGCCATCCGCCATGTTCACCAATCCGAACGTCAGCGGCCTTGCACACGCCTTGGACAGCGGTCCGCCAATGGGCGACTTTCCAAAGGCGTTCACAGCGGGTGTCAGCCTTAACCTCAACGTCGGACAGGAGACGCGGCCACGCAATGCGCCGGTCGTGCCTTTGATTGTGGATGGTTGACATGCAAGTATTCTGCTTCGACTACGAAAGCGGGGCCTACACAGGCGAGCAGACGCTCGATGTGACGGACTGTGACCAGCGTGCTCTTGGTGTCGTGTTGATACCGGGCAATGCAACATGCACACCGCCGCCGCGCTGCGGTAAGGGTCTGTGGCCAGTCTGGCGTGACGGTCGCTGGCTGGTTTGCGAACTCGCGCCCGATCCACTTGCAGATTACTACGCGAATTTGTGAGGCAGCATGTCAGAAGCCGCAGAAGTCCAGATCATGACGTTCTCTGACGCCGATTTTTCGCGGGCGTTTCAGTGGGTCATTAATGGCGTGCCGTTTGACTTCACGGGTTGTGGCCTAATGATGATGATACGCAAGCGTCCGGAGGACACTGAAGTGTTCGTGTCGCTCAGCACCGATGACGGCGACATTGATTTCCTGCCTGACGTCGATGGCAAATTGACGACCTTCAATATTCGCATCCTGCGTGAGCAGACAGTTGATATGCAGGCTGGCGATTATTATCACAGTCTGATTTTGCTGCGGCCAGATGGATTGCGCGAGGACATTTTCAGGGGCAAGTTGACACACGCAATTGGACCAACGCGATGACCAGTGTCAAGATTATTTCGGTTCCTGAGCAAGGTCCGATGGGGCCGAAAGGTGATCGCGGTGACGATGGCGCACCGGGCACACCGGGGCCGCACGGCGCAACCGGCCAGATAGGTCCACCCGGTCCTCCGGGTTTGCCGGGAGCAAAGGGCGATCAGGGCGACCCCGGTCCTCCCGGTGGTCTTGGCGACGGTCCGTCAGATGGGAAGGTCTACGGCAGGAAGGACGCCGCATGGGTGAAGGCCGTCGATCCGGCTGGCGACACCATGACCGGACCGTTGGCGCTCGCGGGTGATCCGGGGAGCGCGCTCGTCGCGGCACCGAAGCAATACGTCGATGCCGGTGATGCGGCGGTAACGACAGCGTTCCAGAGCGCCGACACTGCGCTCGCCAACAGCAAGGTGGCAAAGGCGGGCGACGTCATGACCGGCGCATTGACGCTGGCCGGTGACCCTGCCGCCGACTTTCATGCCGCTTCGAAAAAATATGTCGATGCCGCCGTTGCTGCGGCTCAAAGCGGCTTTCCTGCCGGGACCAAGATGCTGTTTCAGCAAACAGCGGCACCGACCGGATGGACCAAGCAGACGACGCACAACGACAAGGTGCTGCGCGTGGTCAGCGGCACTCCCGGCTCCGGTGGCTCTGTTCCTTTCTCGACTTTCCTCGGTCGTACCAGCACGGACGGCGTGACGCTCAGCACGGCGCACATGCCGTCGCACAATCATTTTTTGAAAGTTTCCGCCAGCACTTCTCCGGCACAATTTCCATTGTCAAATGGTTCAACTGTGGCTTTTGGCGATACGTTTTCAAACACGACTTACGGCGGTGCCGAGAACTATTCGTACAATCAAACCACTATTATCGGCGCGGCTGGCTCCGGTGCCGCCTTCGCTGCGGGCATCGATTGCCGCATCGCCTACGTCGATCTCATCATCGCCACCAAGAACTGAGCCATGAAAACAGCAACCATCTCACGTACCGACAACGTGGTCTACATCGACGGCGTGGCCGTGCCGGTTGACTGCGCGGACATTGATCCGGCGGTCCACGTCATCCAGTGGAATGCTGAGACGCAACGTGGCGCAATTGAGTTTGTTGATGACGATCCAAATGATGGCTTCAAGGAACCGAACCAGCCCATGGACGATATCTCGGCGTGGAAGTCTTACATTGACATCGCAGTGGAAACTCTAGATGCCGCAGACAGTGCAGAAGCCACGCGGACCTGACAACCTGATCTGTCCGCTGCATCGCGCTGCCATGTCGGACGTGTGCGACAAGTGCCCGCTGTGGGTTCATGTGCTCGGCAAGCATCCGCAGAGCGACCAGCCGGTCGATCATTGGGATTGCTCGCTTGCTTGGATGCCACTTTTGCTTATTGAAAATTCGCAGATGCAGCGGCAGACCGGCGCGGCTGTTGAAAGCTTCCGTAACGAGATGGTGCGGGCGAACGAGGTTTCGCGTGATCTTATTATCAATGGCGGCAGCAAGAGGCTGACTGATGGTAACTGAATTTGTTGACCCTGACGATGTCATCGTCATCGAAGTGCCAGCACAAGGTCCAATGGGGCCGAAGGGTGATGAAGGTGACGTTGGTCCACCGGGACCGCAAGGGATACCGGGACCACGTGGCAGTGCGGGCGTACCGGGGATGCCGGGGGCACCGGGACCGGCGAGCGAGATACCGGGACCGGAAGGTCCAGCGGGACCGCAGGGACCGGCTGGCGCGGACAGCACCGTGCCGGGGCCGCAGGGACCGCAGGGCGCAACAGGTCCGCAGGGTCCGCAGGGCGATCCCGGCGCGACAGGTCCGCAGGGTCCGGCGGGACCGGTGCCGGAAGCGCCGACAGATGGCAAGCTGTACGGACGGCTATCGTCAACATGGGTCGCTGGCGTAAAGCTCGCTGGCGACACGATGACGGGCCACTTGTCGCTGCCAACCGGTCCTGCTGCAGCGAATGCTGTGCGAAAAGATTATGTTGACGCGGCTGTTGCGGCTGTTCCTGCGCCTCCTACCGCTGCGACTGCCAATCCTATTATGGACGGTGCGGCGGCTGTCGGTGTCGCGGTCAAGTATGCGCGTGAGGATCACGTCCATCCAACCGACACGTCTCGTGCAGCGGCTTCGGCAATTCCGGTCGCTGCCACTGCCGCCGAATATATCGCCAACTCCGCGCCGACAAAGATGCTCACGCCGGGAGCGGCGTGGAGTGCGGCTGCGACTGCAACACTAAATGATGCAGCAACCGTCACGCCGGATTTTAGTCTTGGCCTTGATTTTTATTGGACGCTTGGTGCCGCCGGTCGAACGCTGGCAAATCCAATCAATGTCAAGGCAGGGCAGAAAGGTCTTATTTATCTCCGACAGGATGCAACCGGAAGCCGCACAATTACGTCTTGGGGAAACATGTATTGGTTCCCCGGTGGGATCAAGCCGACCCTGACAGCAACGCCAAATGCACTTGATATTATTTCATACTCAGTAAACGCATCAATGGGCGTGCTTGTCTGCACCTTCTCGGCGGGGTTTGCCTGATGCTGCCGGGGATCACACCGGCACTGATGGGTGCGCCGCCAGATTTGAACGGCAATGACGCTTTCACTGTATTGCTCTTGCACTGTAACGGTGTAAACGCCAGCACCGTTTTTACTGACTATTCGCCAAAGCAGCGAGGCAACGCCGGGGTCGTTGGCATTGCACAGGTGTCGGCTGGTTATTTCAAGTTTGGTTCAGGCTCTGTTTACATCGGCAGCAATGGCGCACTGACCTATCCGGCACATGCTGACTTCAATATGGGCAGCGGCGACTTCACGCTTGAGTGCCAATTCAATGTCGCTGGCGCTGGCGGCGGAACCTACCGCACAATGTTTGGGCAGATGGACAGCGCGGCTACGCTGACGACGCACAGTTTCTCCATACGCTTGAGCGCCACCAACCAGCTTTATGCGACAGTCGCCCAAGGCGGGAGCAACGTCGTTGTGACTGGGGGCGCTGCGGTCACGGACTCAATCTTTCATCATGCCGCGCTTGTTCGTTTCGGCAATGCACTCAAGCTGTTCCTTGATGGAGTACAGGTGGTGGCAGATGTCGCCATCAGCGGTGCAATCAACAGCAGCGCTAATTTGTTCGCGGTCGGGCGGATTGGTGAATACACCGGTCAGCAATGGCCACACACGATTGATGAAATCCGTATCAGCAAAGGCATAGCCCGCTGGACTGCGAATTTTACGCCTCCGACAAAAGCCTACGGCATTGCTGCGCCAGCAACAAAATTGATTGTCCAAGTCCCGGCCTCAGGAACGACAGGCACCGCATTTAATGTTCAAGTCCACGCTGCTGACGAATCAAACAAACCGACTACTAATTATTCCGGCACTGTGCGTATCACCTGCAATGACGGCGCGGCTAACATGCCAGCCAACAGCGTCCTCACGAATGGTTATGGTCAGTTTTCGATGACGCCAAGGACGGGGCAGACGACGACCGTCACGGCGACCGACACGGTAACGAGTTCAATCACCGGCTCGGCGAACATCTCGGTGGCGGCAGCAGCAGCGCAGGCAGCGGCATGGGCTAGTACGACCTCATGGACGGTACCGGCCAACTGGAACAACGCC